TATACGATTGAACCACTAACTCTAGGATTTTATTCCATTCAGTAGTGTCAATTAGAGAAATGTAGCCTTTGTGCCAAACAAGGGGCACTGACAAGCAAGCTTGCGACTCAGTTCCAGGGTTAATATTAAAACCAGGGAGCTGAGACACAACAACCTTCCTTGCAGCTGTAGGATCAGTCAAAGTGGTAGCAGTTGCTGCATTATATAATGCATCATCTGCAGCCAAGATACCTGGATGTCTACGAGCTGCAATGCGGAGGCATGCATAATGCATGGCTGAGCCTGACAATGTCGCTCGGACACACAGGTCAGCACGAAAACGTGCATAATGTTTAATTTTCTCAGAAATAGCTACATTAGTAAGTAGTAAATTATAAGGATTATAAGTTTTAAAAATAGATGTATTTATAGCCCACTGAAAAGTATCAAGAGTGATAGGTCTAGATAAAAAACGAGATATGGAATCAGCTTGAGGGGAATTAATCCCATCACCATCACCGTACTCAATAGTTTTATTATCTTCGACATACTCGAAAAACTCATTTTGGCCTGTTTCAATAACAGCCTCATCAGCAAGGGGTTCATTAACGATATTAACTTTAGATTCTTCCATAATAGCAAAGAAGGGTATAGTAGTTTTAGTACCAACCGGTGGGGCTACCACAGTGGAGTTTTGTATCTCCACAATCATCGACTCATCGAGGAGCATAATTTCTATGCTCATAACCTCACCATCGAAATAGGCACTGTTACTGCTTTCACTAAAACTAATGAAGTTAGAAACAATGTCATCATAACTAGGCAGTAGCGACACAGACAAACCTGTCGCGTCAAACTTGTCACTCAAGGCTCGCACCAATATAGTGCGTAGGGAATCAAAGGCTCCAGTGTTGTTTTCAACTTCCGCAACATGCGGAAACAGCAGAATCAATGCAGATTCGGCTGTAGAACGTGCTTTCTGGAACTCAGGTACGCCCCTACAATACATCAGGGCCTTTGACACTGAACGTATATCAATACAATCATAGTACCGATTCAGCGAAGATTTAAAAACAAATCGCCGTTTCAGGAATGTCAG